CGCAAGTTAGGCTACCCGCCGGGTGTCACCGGCCTTCAACTGCTCGATCACCTTACGCAGAGCGATTGAGTGCAGGTCGCCAGCGTGGCGTACCGCCGCACCAAACTCGTACGCCTGACTGAGCAGGTCATTCGACGTGCCGATGCCGAAGGCGATGACCTCGACATCGAACATCGCCTTGCTGCAGCGCGTCATCTGCAGCACCTTCTGGGACTCGCCGAAGCCGTCGGTGATAACGATCACCAGACGCCGGCCCGACTTACGCTGCGACAGTTGTTGAACAACTGCGCGTAGGCAGGTGTAGTCCGGGGTGCCGCCGCTCGCGATCTGTCCCATCCTCACGAAGTGATGAGGGACTTGGCCAGCACGATCCTCGAAGCGCTTGGCGACCACGAGGACGCCGGCACGGGACGAGTCTCTATCATTGCCGCCCAGCAGATTCCCGAACATGTCGCGACCGCCGCCGTACTGGACGTGGTCGTAGGTGCTGGGTGATCGGAAGCCAACCACCTCACACTCAGCGCCAGCCGTCTCTGCGGCCTGAGCGATCGTCCAAGCAAGTTGGGCGGCGTTCTTGGCGTTCTGTCCGGCCATCGAGCCAGACATGTCGACCATGATGGACACCGAAGTCTCGATGCCCTCGCTGACCCAGCGGCGCTTGAAGACCGACTCGCTACCGCTCAGCATGCGCGGCGCACGGCGGCCATCGAACCGGCCACTGACCGACCCGCTGTCCCAGCCGCAACGCTCAGGAGCCTTGAGGATCTGGTACAGACGCGATTTCAGCGCCGGCAACACCGTCTTCGACAGCGTACGCGCTGCTCGACGCAGTCCGGCATCGTCCTTCTGCATCGATGTCCAGCGGCGCATTTCACTGCGGCCCGGAGGCGGGGCTCTCAGACATCTCAGCCTCAGCCTGAGCGAGTTCAGCAGCATCGCTGTCGCCGTCTTCGGAACCGAACGACTCGTCGGAGTCTCCCGACTCAGAGTCGTCGTCTTCCGACTGTTGTGGCTGTTGTGACTGTTGCTGCTCCCACGGCTGCCGGCTGTCGGCACTCTGGTCGACAGGCTCGATGGCCTTCCAGCCTTCGAGGAACTGCATCGCCAGCCCCAGCGCTTGGCCAGTGCCGTCGCGATCCAGCGACAGGCTTGGCATCGCGTCAGCGACCGCCTTGTACAGGCTGCGCTTCGGCTCCGGGATTCGGTCGAGCAGTTTCTTGGCGAAACCGTTGCCGTCACCCAGCGCGGCCCGACTGATCAGCGCGAGCGCGAATGGCGCACTGTTGATCGATGTCGGGTTGAACTTGTCATCGAGTTTGGACGTGAACTGCGACATCGTGTACGCGACGTGCCCGACCTCGTGGCTGGTGTAGGCCGCGATCAGGTCTGCCTCGATGCGCGACACGAACGAGTTGTCGGGCATGCTGGGGTAGTTGATGCGGTAGGTCATCACCTTGCTACGGTCGGAAGTGAGCGACCACTGGGCGAAAGCGATCTCGCCGCCGAAGGTGACATTGCCGGCCCCTGAGAACACGGCATCGCTGCCCAGCAGCGCTCGCAGTTGCTTCTGCGAGTGGACAAGTGCCGCGGCCTTGATCGCCGCCGACTTAATCTTTTGCATGACGATTCCTCACGCCGCTTCGGGCGCATTTGGGGAGTTGACATCGACCACGTCGGGCGTGACGACAGGCGGCGCGAGACCAGCCATCGCGGCCTCGATACCAGCGTCCGACATGTTCGCTTTCCATATCTGCTGCAGGACTTCACGCGATTCAGGCGATGCTCGATTGACCATCGTCTGCTCGAATGCCAGTCGCGGCGGCACCTTGTCGGCCAGCGCCTCAGCAAGGTAGAACGCCTCGCGCAGCGTCGGGACATGGTCGAGTTGGCTAGACTGACCAGCCTGCCGCATGACCGACAGCATGCTCACGATCAGCGTCGACAGGTTGCTGTGGACGCCAGTGCGGCTGCTGATGACCTGCGCTTCGTCCGCCGATTGCAGGTAACTGAACTCGATCGTGCGAGCGAAGCGGTTGACGAACGCGACGTTCATCTCGCGCACCCCGGCGTACATGCCGGTGTAGTCGCCGCGACCGTTCGAGTTGTCCGCAGCCATGAACACCACGCCCGGAGCCTTGCGAATCACCTCGCCAGTCTCAGGCACCGTGACCACGCCCTCCGGCTCCAGCGGCGCATGCAGCGCCGACAGGTACTCAGGTCGAGCGAACGACACCTCGTCGAGCAGGATGACTGCACCGGGGCGCACGAAACCGCGCAGGATGATGCCGTGCTGGTAGACGGTCGAGCCGTTCTTGACACGCTCGCCGCCGATGAACTCGTAGCGCTCAGCACCGCTGTCGAACGACACGCGGACGAAGGCGCGACCAAGGCCAGCGCACAGGTTGCGCACGAACTCCGTCTTGCCGGTGCCGGCAGGGCCAGCCAGCCACACGTTGCGGCCACGGGCAACAGCCGTCACAGCAGTGAACAGTTGCTCCGCGTTGAACTTGTACA